CTTGAACCGCAACAAGCCTGCTCCGGATGCTGGCGCCGCCGTCGATGAGCTTGACGGCGAACTGGCTGCTGCCGAACGTGAAGCCGCAGCCATCATCGAGCGGATGCAGCGAAACGGTAATGTCCACTGATCCGGAGAAGAAGGTAAGCCTGCTGGTCTTCTTCCTGATCTGGGCAAAGCGGATGCGGTGGGACGTGCCTGACATACATGTGCAGGCACTGATCTGGCTGGAGGCCAAGGGCCGTCTGGCCGTTTTGCGTTGTTTCCGGGGTTTCGGCAAGTCCACCATCCTGGCGATTTACAATGCCTGGCGGTACTACAAAGACCCGAAGTTCCGCATCCTGCACCAGTCAGAGGCGGACGGTACCGCCTACAAGACCAGCCGAGACACGCAGAACGTCATTCGCAACCACCCGTTGACCCGTCACCTGCTGCCGCCCAACCAGGGCACCGTCGAACAGTGGTGGGTTGAGGGTGCAGCCGACTTCCGTAACGCCTCCATGTTTGCCAAGGGCATCTTGTCGAACGTCACTTCGGCCCGTGCCGATGAGTGCCAGAACGACGATGTAGAGGTGCCGCGCAACATCCAGACGCCTGAGGCCAGGGAAAAGCTCCGGTACCGACTGGGCGAACAAACGCACATCCTGGTGCCGGGCGGCGGCAAGCTGTTCATCGGCACGCCCCATACCCATGACAGCCTGTACGACGAGCTTGAGGCCATGGGCGCGGACTGCCTGACCATCCGCATGTTCAAGCATGAACACCGCATTGAACACGGCAAGGACACCACCTACCAGCTGCCATTCAAGCCGGAAGTGGTGTTCTCTGCCGTGGGCAAGCATGCCCGCGTGCTGGTGGAGGGCAAGGATTATCGGCTGATCGAGGCCGGCATCGAGTTCTTCGAGCCGCCTGGAACGCTGATTGACTGTTATGCAGGCAGCGCCTGGCCCAAGCGCTTCACCCTGGAAGAGCTTGAGCAGCGCCGCATCGAGACGCGCACCATCAACGAATGGGACAGCCAGTACCAGCTGCACAGCAAGCCGGTCACCGAGGTACGACTCGACCCGGCCCGCATGATCCCTTATGGCATCGAGCCGGAGATTCGCTATGCCAACGGTGCCTGCGCCATGTGGCTGGGCAATACCCAGATTGTCGGCGCCGCCGCGTACTGGGACTGCTCCCTGGGCAAGGTGAAGTCGGATGCTTCGGCCTTCTCGCTGATCCTGACCGACGCCCGCGGCCAATTGTACTGGCAGGTGTGCAAGGCCCTGGAGGGCGAGCTGGCCACCTTCGATGAAGGCTCCGGCAAGATCACTGGGGGCCAGGTCCAGCAGGTGCGCGACCTGGTCATCAAGTACCAGATCCCCCGGGTGGTGGTGGAAACCAACGGCCCGGGCGGCTTCGTGCCGAACATCCTGCGCCAGGCCCTCAAGGGTACTGGTTGTGGGGTAGGGGAAGAGCACAGCAGCACCAACAAGCAAAAGCGCATCCTCGACGCGCTGGAATCACCATTGTCCGCTCGCTTCCTGTGGGCGCATGTCGATGTGCTGCGCGGCCCACTCTGGGACCAGATGCGCGACTTCAACCCGGCACTCACCGATCAGGACGACGACTACCTGGATTCCGGCTCCGGTGCCATCGCCCAAACCCCCGTGCGCATTGGCCGAATAGTCGGGAAACCGACAGAGGCCAGGCAGGACCATTGGCGCACCAATGCGGGCGTGCATGAGGTGCAAGTCGACTACTAGCCCGCCAGCACCAGGGGGCAAACCATGGCAGTTCCAGCAGGACCAACCGAGCAGCGCTATGTCGGCAACGGCGTAACCACCATCTTTACTGTGCCTTTCCTGGTTATCCAGGCCTCAGACCTGGCCGTCTACCTCAATGGGGTTCGTCTCTCTTCCGGATACTCGCAGGCCGGCGTAGGCAACCCTTCCAGCACTGTGACATTCACGACAGCCCCAGTGGTCGGAGCCGATGTCCTGCTTGCCCTCGATGTGCCATTCGAGCGCCTGAACGACTACCAGGAGAACGGCGACTTCCTGGCCCGCACAGTCAACAATGACTTCGACCGAATCTGGCAGGCGCTCAAGCAGTTGTACCGCTACAGCGGACGGGCGCTGACCCTCGGCACCACCGACGTTGACGGCGCCGGCATGTATCGCGCCAAGGGAAACGGAATCGCCAATCTCGCATCGGCAGACTCGATCCCTACGAGCGCCGCGAACTTCGCCGACATCGTCAATTACGTGAACAGCGTGTTCCTGCCCGGTACCGGCCCCATAAATGATGCAGCGAACGTGATGTTCCTGCAGTCGGGCATCGGCACCATCGCCCGAAACATTCAAGAACGCATGCGCGAGCGCGTCAGCGTGAAGGACTTCACCGGCGTGATCGGTGATGGCATTCATGACGACACTGTCGGCTTGCAGGCCGCTATAAACGACGGGCGCCCCCTTGATTTCGGCGGCAGTGAGAACCGCTATCGCATCACTGCCGACTTGATCCCCAAGAACGGTGGCCGTTACTACGGCTATGGCGCAACGATCTATCAGGAGGCGATTGGCGAAGAGGCATTCGCCTGCACCGCGCTGACCGATGCCAAGTTCCATGGCTTGACCCTGATCGGTGCGAGCCCTGACCCACTGATCACTGACGGCACCAACCGCGCCTTCGAGTTGTTCGCACCAAAGGATGTGGTTATCGAGCTGTGCACCATGAAGAACTGGGGCTCTGCCGGCGTCTTCCTCACCGGTGGCGGGGCTGCCGCTTACGGGCCGCTGGGCTGCAAGGTCATCAATAACGAAATCGAGAACTGCAACGACGGGATCTTCACTTACGTTGGGGGTGTTGGAAACATCATCGCGGGCAACACGATTCGTCGATCCGGGCGTACCGGCATCTTTATCGACGATGTGTCGTTCTCATCGGGAGGAACCCCTGGCATTGCCACCATGTTGACGGTTACCGGCAACATCATCGAGAACTACGGTAGCTTTGCGGAGGCAGCTGGCATCACTTCTGGGGCAATGCGGCGGTGTAACATCAGTGGGAACCTCATCGGACCAGGCAATGGAGCCGGCGTTTCCCTGTTTGCTGGCGGGGCCGAGGCAGATCCACCAACGGCCACCAACGGCGTGCTTGTGATGGGCAACATCATCTACCGGCCAAGCAAGCAGTCGGTGGTTCTGGTAGGCGTTCAATATAGCCAGATCGTGCACAACATCTGCTGGGAGGCGAATTTCGGAGCCAGCGGAAACAACAGTGCAATTGACCTGCAAGCGATGACGCGCGCGTCAACGACCGTTGGCTCCGATAAAAACATCATCAACAGCAACACCATTGTCCGCGGCAGTGGTGATGTGGATTACGGTATCCGACTACGTGCGGGCTGTTCTAGCAACCGGGTTCGGGACAACGTCATTGAGGGGGCAACCGTTCAAGGCGTGCTGGACGAAGGCACAAGCAACAGCATCAAGGACAACGATGGCTACAAGACAGAGGCTTCTGGCGTTGCCAGCATCACAACGGGCAACACCTTCGTGGACGTAACCCACGGGTTGAACTACACGCCTCTTCCGCAGGACATCACGGTAACGCCGAACTCTTCGTTAGGGGCTGCCACCTACCACCTTATCTCTGGGAACCCTACTGCTACGACATTCCGGATAGCCTTGAATGCCAACCCAGGCGCAACGGTAACCCTTGCCTGGTCCATCAGAAAGAACTAGGGCGCCGTCTGGCGCCCTTTTTTCACTTCGATTGTGCGACCCATGACCCAATCAGGATTTTCGCTTCTTTAACTTCCTCTGCTGTAACCCTTTCCTGGAACTCATCCTTGGATTCAGAGCCAGGTTTCTGATTTGGGTCAGCGGTTTCAACGCTGTACAGATGCTCTACATGAGCGGCCAGGCTCTTTTTGCAAGCTACAATCACGCTGTTGGCGAGATCATTCGAGACTGTCTTGCCCTTCTGCTGATCGAACTCCTGGACCAGGCACTGGGAGTACGCATCGCTGGCGCCGTCTGTCAGGGCTTTGGTGTCGCTGGCATGTGCAGATAATGCCAAGGCAGAAAGCAGGATCGCAGATAGGTGCTTCATTTCGTCCGTCCGTAGGTTGAGTCGGCGAATGATAGCACCTATCTGCACCCATCAAGGATGGGCGTACGCTCTCCAGCGATTGGCGGTTTCCGGGAAAATCTCTTTGCCAGTAATCGAGTAAAGGCCCATCAGCTGCGAGATGTGCAGGGAATGATACCGAGCAGCCACGTGAGGCATGCGCGGCTGCAGGTATGGAAGCTGCGAGTTGGTGATGTAGCTAAGGTCGTAGGCCGAGAACGTGCCGATGTCGTAATAAGGCAGAAGGTGCTCAAGCGTGTCGACGCCGTCATTGAACAGCTTTCCTGCCTGGCTGGAATCGGTGACCTTCCACCAGTCGTACAAGCCAAACAGGGTGAAGATGTAGCCGTTCAAGGTGTAGGCATTTGGCTCAGCCGGGTACTCCAGGAAGAATGCGCGTCCAGCAAGGGACTTGTCGAGGAACCGAAGATCGGACATCGGGCCATCCGGGTACTTGACCTGCAGGAACGCCAAAGCCTTTTCGCCGTAGTCCAGCCACTTCTTGTCGCCAGTCAGCTTGTACGCCCTGGAGTAGACGCTCAGGGCCATGCCCTGGTCCATGCCGGAGGTCCAGCCTACCTTGTAGTACTGGCCCATCGAATAATGACGGAAGGTGAATGGGTACCGCAGGGCGCCATCCTTGTCCTGCAGCTCGGCGAGCTTGTTGGAAATGGAGAGGAACTTTGCCTTGTCCTCGCCAGCAAGCATGCGACCATGCGCGGCCAAGGCTGCGATAGCGACGGTACCTGGGCCGTAGTAAAACTTCCCTCCCTGCATAACCATCGGGGCGCCTTGCTCATCGATCTTCATGTTCGGGCCGTCACGATGGATCATCGTTTTGCCGTAGTTCATGTAGTCGCCGCCGGCTACGTACTCCTGGGCTTTCTCATCAGGATTGAACTTGCTTTTGACATACAGCGCCTTCTCTTTCGTGCCGACCGCTCGAATTTCATCCGTTAGCTTGTGTTCAGGCCAGTGCTCTGACTCACCGCAGGCAGATATGAGGAGGGTGGTAAAAAGAAAGGCGTGCTTGAGTCGCATGACATCTAGTCCATGTTAGTGAGGCGCGGATCTTATGGCACATAGCCATTGCGAGCAATGCCGACATCCCCTGTTGGGCAATGTTGAAACCCGGTACGATTTCGCTTACCGGAGTCGAACCACCAGCGTCCAGCGTGACCCTGGAAGTACATGGATCAGTACATTGGCTGAGAGGAGTAGCAGGCACAGTCAAGAGATGCAGGGGAATTGGCGCCAGGTTAGGTGCCTGTCTCCGGCACCAGACTGTTTTTCGGTAAGGCCCAGCAAGTACCGGAAACCCCAATAAAACCGCCATTGTGGCGGTTTTTCTTTTCCGGTGAGTTACGGTTTCTTTCGGTACATGCCGGAAAAATTTAGTACATTGCGCAGCACATCCTAGATTCGGTGCCCAAGGTGATGTACTAAATGCCTCTCACAGACACAGCGGCAAGGCAGGCCAAGCCACAGGAAAAGGCCTACACCCTCAAGGACGGAGACGGTCTGTTCCTCTATGTGGCCAAGAACGGGACCAAGTCCTGGCACTTCCGCTTCACCTGGCACGGCAGCCAGGAACGCATATCGATGGGCACCTACCCGGAGATCAGCTTGCGTGATGCCCGAGAGCGCAGGGATGAAGCCAGATCGCTGGTTGCCAAGGGCATTGACCCCCGCGTGGAGCGCAGGCAGGCCAAGGCTGAAGCCGCTGTGCACCAGGAGAACACCTTCGAGGCCGTGGCCAACCGGTGGCACGCCTTCAAGCTGCCGCGCTGGGCCGCAGCCAGGAAGGGCGCCGCTGTGCAGGCACGCTTTTACCTGGACAAGGACTTGATACCGGAGCTGGGCCGCCTGCCCATAGCCCAGGTCAAGCGCGCCGATGTACTGGAGGCCATGCGCAGGGTCGAGCGCCGCGGTGCCCTGAACTCGGCCCGCAAATGCCGATCCTGGCTCAACGAGATATTCCGCTTCGGGATTGCCGAGGGTCTGCTAGAGGTGAACCCAGCCGCAGACCTCGACATCGTGGCCGTGCCAGAGCCGCCAGAGCAGCACAACCCGTACCTGCGCCGGCATGAGCTGAAGGACTTCCTGCTGGCGCTACGCGACTTCAAGTGCGCCGAGTACGCCCGCAGCGCGGTGAAGCTGTTGCTGCTGACCGGCGTGCGGACAATCGAGCTGCGCAGCGCGACCTATGACCAGTTCGATTTCGTGGAAGGCCTGTGGACAATCCCACCAGGGATCGTGAAGCAGTTGCAGAAGAGGGTCAGAACGAAAAGCGGGGAGATTCCACCGTACCTGGTCCCGCTGTCGCGGCAGGCGATGGAAGAGGCGAAGCGCGTTCACCAGATCACCGGCCGCTATCGGCTGCTGATCGCGGGCCGTAATGACCCGCGTCAGCCGATAAGCGATGGCACAGTGAACTCATTGTTGAAACGCATGGGATACCAAGGCCGGCTGACCGGACACGGAATACGCGCCACGCTCTCTACCGCCTTGAACGAGATGGGATACAACGAGAAGTGGATCGACGCTCAGCTGTCGCACATTGGGGATGCGTACAACCATGCTGAGTTCGTGGAACAGCGCAGGGGGATGATGCAGGACTGGGCCGACTACCTGGATAGCCTGCTGGAGGAATGATCAGCCAGGGCGGTTGGCGCTGATGCGCTCCCGAACCCAGGCTTGAACCTCCGACTTGACCCAGGCCACCGCGCGCGGCCCCAGCTTGACCTGCCGAGGGAAGGTATTGGCCATCATCTTTTCGTAGATGGTGGTGGTGCCAAGGCCAGTCATCTTGCGGACCTCGGCAATCTTGATGAACTCAACGTCATCGGGGATTTGTGCTGCGTTCATAGGCATACCTCTCAGAAAATGAAACGGACAGGGGAAAGCTGTGGCGCCGGCAGCCGGGCCAGCACCGGCCCTTCGTCGAACTGGTCGCCAGCCGGTGGTGGTGGGTGCTGGTCGTCGGCTTGGCTGACTCGGTTGGTGTTGGCGTAACCGGCGAGGATGACGCCGATCAGGAAGGCGAAGGCCGCCGAGGTGAGGCAGGCCCAGAAGACAGTGAGTGGTCTCATGGCGCTGGCCTCAGTAGGGAACGCACTTGTTACAGGCACCGGTCCAACCTGGTGTGCCGCATCCTGAGCAGGGTTCGGTTTCCGGCGTGCCGCGCTCTTCCGGCCGGCTTTCGAGGTCAGGGAACACGGCAGCGATCATCTGCTTGCGGAACTCGTCGCGCATTTCCTGGGTATGCTCGATTGGCTCGCCCACGTTGTTGAATGAGGCGAACTCAAGCCAGTGGTCGGCCAGTTGGACCTGCTGTTCCAGGAAGTCGATGCGCTGATCCCGCTCCGTCAGGTCGGCCTGCAGTTGGTCGCACAGCCGGCACCTGGTCAGCACCAGTTCGCTTGGCCTGGGCTCAGCCAGTAGCGCTTGCATGGCTAGCTCCCCGAACTCTACGACCTGCGGGTCATAGGTGCGTAGCTTGGACTCGGCCTCGATGGCTCGGCGCTTCCAGGTGGCGAGGTCGGTCAGCGCATCTTGCCCAACCACCGACATTCCCAATTCCCTGGCAACGGCTTCAGTGTCATCGGTGATGCCATCGCCAGCCAGTGCACTCGGCTCAACAACAGACGCGCGTCCTAAGATCGTAAGGGTGCATTCTCCGTTAACCGTATTGCCAGATACGATGAAATCCGCCCGTTCAACCGGCTCGCCCTGGTGCTGCTCGGCTGGCTTTTCCAGCGCATTCCGTAGTTCTTCCGCGGTGTCGAGCTCAAGGCTTGGGCCGGTAGAATGCGCTGCAAGCAGATGGGCTGCCTGTTTTGCAGTTTCACGGGTGATGCTGACCATCTCTTTTCCGTTGCTCACGATTGCTTCTCCTGCGCCCGCCTCTGGCGTTCGGCGCTGCATTTGGTGTGGTTGCCTTTGTTGCGGGGTCTGTTGCAGATGTCGCAGCGGCTCGGGCAGTCGATGGTCTTCGTCGGTCCGCCACGGATCACGGTCTTGCGGCGCAGGGCGGTCATTGCCCGTGCTCCTGCAGAAGCTGGATCACATCGAGATAGCCCTGCACGACACTGCCAGGCCTGCCGGTGGCTGCGCGCTTGAGCACTTCGATGACCTGGGCCACGCCGTTGGTGTCGTTCAGCTTGGCCTTCAGCGATGCCACCATGTCGCGGGCGTCCTCACGGGCCTGCTGGCGCATGTACTGGTTAATGACGCCGGTGGGCACCGGCATCGGCAGGGGTTTGTCGGGCTTCGGCGCCGTCATGGTGGAAAACACAGGCGCAGGGGTAGGGTGGCGGGCCCGGTCAAGGGCCGCCTGGGCGGTTGGGTTCATGGTGTCTCCCTTATCGCTTCGGGTAGGTCTTGGTAAGTTCGCCATTGATCACGTGACCTCGACGCAGCACCAAGTTGGCCAGGGCGGCCCGGTCTTTCTGGCTGTGGCTGGCCTGCCGGAGCAGGCCGAAGTAGCTGTTGGCTGTTTCGCGCAGGTCCTGAGCCGGCGCTGCAGCAGTACGCTTCATGGCCTGGGCCACCGACTTCTTGCGAGTGGTGCGCCGCCAGGGCTTGATCACATGCCCGACGAAGTCCACGCCGCGGTCAATCGGCTGCAAGATGGTCTTCGAAGGGTTGAGCCTGACGCCCAGGCTGGGCAGGAAGTCTTCGATCTGTCGGAGCCAGTCATTCAGCTGCTGCGGCGACTCATGCAGCAGCACGAAGTCGTCGACGTAGCGGATGTAGTGCCTGGCCTTGAGCGTGTGCTTGCAGAACTTGTCCAGGGCGTCGAGGTAGACGTTGGCGAAGAACTGCGACGACAGGTTGCCGATGGGCAACCCAAGATAGGCCGGCTGCGCGGTCAAGCGCTTGTGCTGCGGTACGCGGTTGAACAGGTGTGCCGGGCTGCGCTCGCTGTAATTCTCGCGCGGGTCGTGCATAAGCACCTGCAGGGCCAGCTGGCGGAACCACGGGTGATCTATACGCTTGGCCAACTGCCGGCCGAGCACGCGCTTGTCGATCGACACGAAGAAGTTGGCCAGGTCGCACTTCAGGTAGAAGCCTGGCCGTGACCAGTTCTGCGTTTGGCTGCGGATCTTCGCCTCGAGGCGCTTACCGGCGTACAGCGTGCCGCGCCCGGGGATACAGGCGCAGCTGTCCGCGATGAAGCTGCTTTCGATCCGTGGACCGATGCGGTTGTAGAGCAGGTGGTGCACGATGCGGTCCCGGAAGTCGGCGGCCCATACCTCGCGGGCCTTTGGCCGGGTAACCACAAAGCAGATGGAGCGACCTGGCCGGTATCGGCCGGTGACCAGATCGCGGTGCAGCTCCGCCAGGTTCTGCTCCAAGTTCATCTCGAATGCCAGCGCGCTGTTGCTGTTGCGCTTGGAGCGCCGGCAATCGTAGTAGGCCTGGACCAGTTCGCTGAACGGGTAGGGGGTCGAATCTGCGGACGGGGCGGACACGGAGCTCGTTGTTCTTGTCGTTGTTGTTCTGATTGCCATCATCGAAGTTCATGTTGAATGCGTTGTTGGCTGAGCGCTGCGACCAGTCGTGCTATCTACGTCGCCTCGGCGATTACTCATCGAGGCAACTACGCTGGACCTACACGGACGCTTTAGACCGGCGGTATCCATGGATGCGCATGGCGGTGCTCACAGAGCAGCGGCACGACCAGATTCAATTCGCACAGGCCTGAAAGCCGTAACCTTCAGGCAGCGGGCGCGGATGGGGTTGAGCGTTTCCAGGCGTTGGCCTGCTTCCCGATGGAGGTTGTGATTTCCATGGTCGCGGCATGTTGGGGAACGCTGATGAAGCGGCTGTCCTTGAACAGCCGCATCAACAGCTCAATCACCTGGACCTTTTCAATCAGCTGGGCCAGGTGCGGGCGCTTGTCTTGCGTGGCGTTTGCCCGGGCAATGAGCATCAGCACATCGATGCACTCGTCGATCACCCGGCGCCCGAGCGACTGCTTCAGTTCGCGCGGGATATTGCGGGTTAGGTTCGTGGCCATCTGGAGCAAGCCCAGTGAGGCCTTGTAGATCGAAAGCTCGGTGTGCATTGCCATTGGGTTCCCTCCATGGGCGACCGCCCGTTGCCGGGCGGTTAAATGAATGAATTACTGAATAATTTCGCTGCGGACGGGGCGGACACGGAGCACGCTGCTCTTGCCGCTGCTGGTCTGACTGCCATCACCGAAGTACATGGTGAACGCGTAGTCGGCTGAGCGCTGCGAAGATGACCAGTACCATGTGGGCTGGAACGCTTCAGGAGCGCTGGCGAGGAACGCCTCGTGCACGGTCTGCCCTGGGCTTTCCTCGATGTAAAGCAGGCCAACCGGCTCGCTGTTCGGGTTTTCGCCATCCCGGTTCCAGCAGTAGTTGGCCTCAGTGGTCGGCTTGAAGTGGCGATACTGCAGCTCCTGCACATCGCGGGCAGGGATCGACCAGTCGGTGAATCCGCCAATTTCCAGCTTTAGCACCTTCTGCGCCAACTCGCTGCCAGCTGCAGCCATGGCCTCGGTGTTGGCGCGGCTGTTAGTGAAGCTATCAGCTCCCTCGACCTTCAAGCCTCGAGGCCCCCATTCACCCTCAAGTTCGTGTGCAGCACCTGCGGTGATCCACAGGTGGCGCTCGCCGGTTTCAGGATCGCGGGTGATGCCGGTAACGAAACCGCCGCCGTAGGCCTGTCCGATTGTTGGGGTCGTCGATTTTGCTGCTTTCTCAACTGCGTTCATGTGCTGCTCCTTTTCGTGCAGGCAACAAAAAGGGCGCCTATGCGCCCGTTTGTTCGAATGAATGAAGAATCAAATGAAGAATCTGCGGACGGGGCGGACACGGAGCTCGTAGCCCTTGCCGGCGTAGTCCTGATCGCCATCACCGAAGGTCATGCAGAACGCGCCGTAGGCTGAGCGCTGCGTGCTGCTCCAGTACGCCCCCTCAGTGATCAGACCGTGGACCCAGGCCTGGTAAAGCTGGGAGGCTGCTGGAAGATCAAAGTCCGCATGACCATCCGCTTGATGGGTGCGGGCAGCCTCGGCAGCAGGGTGGCCGCCTTCATCGATCAGCGTGTCGGTGTTGACTTTGCCGTCATGGCGACTGGTCGCCTTCGATTCCTTGGAGCGGCCACCCCATTCATGCTCGCCCACATCTTCATGAGCGAAGATCAGGTAGTGGGCCGGCACATCGCCAATAGCGGGGATGTAACCGCCGTTGATGCCGCCCTGACCTGGCCAGGGCTGGCCGATAGCGGGGATGTCCAACGGTTCCGGCAGGATTCCTGCTGGTTGCTGCACCGGTGCGATCTGGCTGAGAACGGATGCCAGGGCCAGTTGAGCCACCGTGGCGGCCGGTAGCTTGATCGTTGCCTCACCAATGGTGAGCGTGATTTTTTCCTGCTTCATGGGTATTCCTCATGGAATCTCGGGGTTAAACAACCTGGTCCAGAGTGGCAACGACCTTGTAGATGTGGTCCATCGACGATTCGCCCTCGGATTCAAGCTCGAGCACCTTATCGTCGAGCAGGCGAATCAGCAGGGCGGTTACCTGCTCGGTGCTGAGGGCAAGGCGGCTTTGCAGCCAATGGGCCCTGAACGGGCTTCCGTTCGACTTGAGTACGATCAGCTGCTTGGTGTCGTCGTAGTCGAAGTCGCCGAACTCCTTGGCGCTCTGGAACTCCGGAGCCATGGTATCGCTGGTATCCAGCGGGTTCTGCTGTTGCTGCTGTTCAGCCAGCTCCAGTTGCTGCTTCTGACGGCGATCAAGGCCGGCGACCGCGATGATCTCGGAAGCACTAAACGGCAGTTCACCCTGGTCGCGCTCGGCGCGGATGCCGTCGAGGCCTTCGGCATAGTCGTTCGGAGCTAGTACCAGCAAGGCCAGCTTGCCCGACAGATCAATCAGGCCATGCCGGTTCGGGTCCTGGGCATCCACCACACCGGTCACCGTGATGTTCTTCTCCTTGAACTTGGAGTCGGCGATCTTGATCGGGATGGTGTCGACGCTGCGTGAGCTGATGATGCCAACCGCAGTCCACACAACCTCTTCGGCCTGCTTGGTGATGCGGTCGATCACCTCCTGCTGGTCGTCTTCGCCCAAGCGCCCGAACGGCACCTTGATGTTGCGCAGCTCGAACAGGACAGCTTCGACCAGGTCGTGCACCATAAGCTGGTGGGCGAAGGTCATGGAATCGACTCCGTGCAGCTTGGCGCGCTCGATGGCTTCGCGGTGCTCTACTTTCATGCGGTTTTCCTCAGTACTTAGCGATCTCTTCCAGCTTCTTCTGCTGGTGAACGCTCAGAAGGGTGCGCGGGCCATGGCGCTTGAAGTTGGCCCGCAGGTTTTCGACGAACTCTTCTTCCCAGGCGCCAGACGCGTGAAGTTCCGCGGCGGCGAGCATGGAGCTGAATTCCTCGATCCGGTCGTAGAGTTCTTCCACGGTCTGGCTGGCCATTACGCTGCCGCCTTGCTGTGCCGAACCGACTGGATGTGGTGGATCAGGGCTGTGCAGATGGCTTCGAAGTCGCTGGCGCGGTACAGCTTGGCCGAGCGTTCCTGTGCGACCGCCTCGAAGCCCAGCGAGGCCAGGAAGTCGGCAGTGAGGGTGAAGCCCAAGGTTGCACTGATGTCGCCCAGTTTGATGCGGCGGCCATCGTCAGCGGCCTGCTGTGCTGCTGGCGCTGCGCTGGTGATCTGCGTTACCGCCGGCGCCGGTTCATCCTTGGCGACTGGCTCGGTCGCCTGCTGCTCTTGTACCTGCGGCTGGACCTGTTCCTGCGGGTCGGCCTGTTGCGCCGATTGCTGGCGCGCCTGCTCGTCTTGCTGACGCTGCAGCTCGGCATCGCGCTTCTTCTGCTCTGCCTGCTCGTGCTCGCTGATGCGAACCTTGATCAGCGCCACCAGGTCGTCGTTGGCCTTCTGCACCAGGTCCTGTGCATCGGCGAACAGGAACTTGTGGTTGGCCGCCAGGTCATTGAGGCTGGCGATATTCAAGCGGATCAGGTCGCCGATGCGGCTGGCCTCGATCTTCGCCCGGGCCAGTTCGGCGCCGGCCGCTTCGTTCAGGCTGTCGATGGTGCGCTTGCCTTTGATGGCCTCGGCAAAGTTGGCGTGCACCTTCGGCATGCGGATGCGGCCGCCGAGCGTGGCGTCGATCTGGTCAATGTGGTCCTGTAGGGCCTTGGCCGAGTCCATCACAATCTCGGTCCGGATGCTGTCCTTGCGGGACTTGACCAGCTTGTCCAACTCAAGGCGCTTGCGGCGAGCCTCGGCGGCGATGTCGTCGATCGCCTTGAACAGGGCGTCGATGCTTTCGGTCTGACTCAGGGCGTGCTCCTTGGCTGCCTTGAGCTTGTCTTCGACCTCGCTGCACCACTTCACGGTCTTCTCTGCGTCCGCGAAGTCCTGGTCGGTCTTGAGCTCTGTGTTGATGTTGCTGAACACCTCCAGCGCATGCGACTTGAATGCGTCCAGGTTGCTGGCGGTGACCATGCCGGTCACCTCGATACGCAGAGCCGGAAGCTGATCAGGTGCAGCACCGATTACCTCGACCTTGGCTTCCTTGACCTCGAAGGCGCCCAGGTCTTCCTCGAACTGGGCCCAGCCGGCAACCAACTGCTCGCGGCGCCCGGCCACCGGCCGGTACTCCAGGTGGGCGAAGTTGTCGCGGGTACCATCCGAGCAGACGAAGATCACGCGCTCTGCGCCACTGACCAGCAATTGCTGCTCAAGCTGCCAGTAGTAGTGCGGTTCCAGCTCGCCGGCATGGATCTGTGCCACCACCTTCTGGTTCCAGAGCTTGTGCTCGAATAGGGTGTCACCCAGCATCGTGGCCCCGTCCATCGAGGCCAGCAGGTTGCCGCTGGTGCCAACGATGGGGTACAGCTCTTCCCCAAGCATTTCCTCAACCAGGGGGCGGGCCAGCTCTTCGGTGGCGTGGCCACGGTCGAAGATGGCCTGCTGCTGCGGGGTTACCTCTTCGACGATGCCGGTTTTCTTCATCGCCAGCAGGTCGTTGCGGGTCTGGTACTTCGAAGCGCCCATCATCGCGGGCGCCTCCGAAGCGGTGAAGTAGCTGGAACGAAGGGCATGCCACTCGGGCGTGCCTTGCTGGACGTTATGCACT